CCTAGCATTGCTGGTGTAGACATAAACGGACTTCTATATAGATACACTACAATAAAAGATCCAGATGCAGACATGAAGGTACACGTTGGTAATCTTAATGCTAATGGTGATGGATATATCTTCAGAGAAACAGATGATTGGTCGGGGGTAGCTGGTAATACCATTGTAAAGTCGTTTCCAGTTTCAAACATTCCAGCTTCATCTTGGGGTACAGGTTCGATTGAAGTGGAGGGAGATGGCAGAGTGGAAGATGCAGTTGTTATATATACCTACAGGGTAGACAAGTGCTATGACCCACAGTCTGATCCATCATGTGCTGGTTATGTAAAACCTATGCCAGAGTTACCAGAAGTAGTTGTATATGATGCACTAGAAGATGACTCTGTAGTTGATACACTAGAGGCTGAGGAGTTCCAGTACGACGAAGACGGTAAGCTAATACTCTCTGAAGAAGAGGAAGAAGAAGATACACGTATAGAGATGGGTCTAACAGCATCTGCTAATGCTCTAACTCTATTTAAGGCACAAGGTCAAGATGACATTATCATGGCTATTAACCAACAAACTAATATCGCTATGTACTATAATGCCAATATAAATGGTGGTACATTAAATGATGCGGCTGGACTACAAGATGGTACAATACCTGACAACAAGAAAGCCCTAAGAAATAATTTAGCACAACAGATACTGCACGAACAAATGGTCGATATGCAGTATGATAAATGAGGTTTAATATGAAGTATCTAGTAACAGCACTATCCCTATTCGCTCTACCTGCACTAGCAAACGTACCAATAACAGGTACTGTAGAAGCTAAGTGTGTAATACAAACAACTAAAGATGGGGTTTACGGAAACCCTATAGCTAGTAAGTTAAGCACTACACCTGCTGATGGTGGAGTACTACCTGTAATCAGGTTCGATGTATCTCTAGCAGACAGCTACACAGCTAACATAACACACCCAACATCTTTTAGTACTTCTCCTACTTTGAATGATACAGTTGCATGGACAGGTAGCACAAGCGTAACACAAACATCTGTTGCTGGTATGTCAGCTTATGAAGCCGCTAAGGTAGTGGTGGAAAACACAACAATCTTTGATCTAACACTCGCAGGTTCAACATGGTTTTCTACTGCATCAAGTGCTACTTACGGTTCATCTAAACCTTTCGTCGGAGGGGTCTATACTGCATTAGTACAGGCTAGTTGTATTGCTAAATAGGCTTATAGTACTTTTTCTATTGTGGTCATTTTCCACCTCAGCTCACGAGATGACACCAGCTTACCCTATTGTTAAACCCTCTCATGTAGCTGGGGTAGTTAAAGTAGAGATGTCTCTGTTTAACTCTAGGGAAGAGATAGAATGGTATCAGATAGAGTTATTTGATTTAAACTGGACGAACATACCTTTTGCATCCTCATACCGAATTATAAACATAGGATACAAAGAAAGAAAGTCTTTTGATGTATATATACGTAAGTCTGATATGGACGAAGCTGTATACTTATGTACTACATCAAAAGTAAGAAAGACTAGCAAGTCTAGAACTCTTGTTTCTTCTAGGATATGTTCGAGATTAGATGGTGAACCCGCATGAGATTATTATTTACCCTTTGTTTTGTAGCTAGTTCTGCTGTAGCAGATAGTAGTTCCCTTTCATTAGCATTACCTAACCCACCTATGAACTATCAGTCGGACTCATTTTCCACTGGTAACATGAGGTGCAGTAATGCTGTTGGTGGGGGTGTAAACCTTGAGTACGGTGTAACAGGTGTACTATCAGGTTTAGATACAAATAGCAGGGGTAAAGATATTGGCGTGTACGCTAGGATTGTTATACCACTAGATAAACCAAAGGCTCGTATAAACTGTGACGACCTATATCAGATAGAGTTAGCACAACGTAGGTTAGAGATACAGAAGCTACGAGATGAGCTAGAACAACTAAAGAGTCTACAAAGTTCTGGTGGTGATATGGAGTTTGAGAACTAATGGATACTACCAAGATAGCAGATAACATTGATGGTCTAGCAGACCGTGAGTTTAAGACAGGTGGAATGAAGTTATCATTAGGATCTATCATGGCTATATTTGCTTTCCTATCTACTGTTGTGGGTGGATTGTATGGCGGCTTTGTTTTATATCAAAAGATAGAATCAGTCGCTGGTCTTGACTTAGAAGAATACCAACTACAGATGGATGTAATGGATGCAAAGGTGACAGGTATATCTGAGAAGGTAGAAGAGTCAGTAGAATATAGTCGGGACATTAAGAATGGACTTAGATCTGATATTCTTAGCATAGAGAAACAAACTGATCGTGTAGAAGACATGGTACGTGAGTCGGAAGATAAAGTACGAAAGATGATAGATGACGCTGAGGTAAGGTTTGAGAACCAAAGAGAACGTGTCAGAGTATCACAAAGTGGCTCGATGAAGGAACTCGAAGATAAGTTAATGGATAAATTACAAAGGGCGTTAGATAACCCTTTGGCAGATTAGGAGACTAATATGAATTGGATTAAAGATATATTAAAAGAGAGAACTACATGGGACGGAGTTGCTCTACTTGGACTTGGAGTAGTTGTAATATTGCTACCTAACTCAATCGACAACATTGCCGCTGGTGTAGCTATCGCTTGGGGTGCATGGACTACTCTTAAGAATGAGTGAATTTGATAAAGTAGATAAAGATGGAAGTGGCACTATAGATAGATCAGAGTGGGAAGCTCTTGAACTAGAAGATAGACGCAGACGACTAGATGATGAAGATGCACAAAGAGATGCACAAAGACGTATGGCATGGTTCTGTTTATTCGGTATGCTTGCTTATCCTTTTTGTGTAGTATTAGCTAGTGCATTAGGATTAGATCAAGCGTCTTCTATCATAGGTTCTATGGCTTCCATTTACTTCCTATCAGTTGCTGGTATAGTTGGCGTATTCTTTGGCGTTACTAATATGAGCAAGAAAGAAGTGAAAGGTAATAACGGATAATGTTAGGACTAAACTTAATAGGTCAAGTAGCTAATTTAGCTGGTACTATGATCGAAGGTAAGACTGCTGTAAAGAAGGCAGAAGCTGAAACTAAAATGAAGATAGCTACAGGTGAGATCGATTGGGATATTGCCGCTATGAAAGCTACAGAGAACTCGTGGAAAGACGAGTGGATAACTCTACTCTTTTCGATTCCGTTAATTTTAGCGTTTTGTGGAGAGTGGGGTAATCAGATAGTGCAAGCAGGTTTCACTGCACTAGAGATTATGCCTGACTGGTATCAGTATTCCCTTGGTGGTATTGTGAGTGCTAGTATTGGTATGCGTGGCGTAAGTAAATACTTTGGGAAGAAATAAACATGCAGAACAACTTTGATAAATGCCTAGAGATGCTATTACATCACGAAGGAGGATACGTAAATAACGTCCATGATCGCGGTGGTATGACTAATTTAGGTGTAACTAAGAGAGTATACGACGATTGGATTGGTAGAGAGTCTACTGAACAAGAGATGAGAGACTTAACACCAGATGATGTAGCTCCAATCTACAGGAAGAACTACTGGAATCGAGTTAAGGCAGATCAGCTTCCATCGGGCTTAGACTGGGCGTGCTTCGATTGGGCTGTAAATTCTGGATCGGGTAGACCTGCTAAGGCAGTACAACGTGCAGTAGGAGCGACACCTGATGGTGCTATAGGACCACAGACTATAGGTCTTGTAATGGAGAAAGATCCTAAGTTTATAATTGATTATGTATACACAGTACGTCAAGCCTTCTATGAAGGACTAGATGATTACAAACACTTTGGTCGTGGATGGTCACGGCGTAATAAAGAAACATTAGAACAAGCTCTCAACATGATTGAAGAGTAAACAAAAGAAAAGCCGTAGGTATCCACTCAAGGAAACCTACGGCTTTTTTGATTCTATACTTATGGTGTGAATCTATTAATTCCCTCTCAGGTAGGTTAGCCTATGAAACACTCCAACCTCTGTCACACCACGCTTAATTTCCCTCTCAGGGGCTATTTAACACCTACTGCATCCATAGTAATTGCTAGACCCTCGAACAAAGTTTTTACGTCTTGATTTAGCCTAGCTATTATCCAAACTAAGTAAGTAGACAAAGCTAGATTACCTAGAAGTATTCCTTCATTTATTGTCATTTATGTTTCTCCGCTAATGCTTCATTCATTCTCTTTAGATACCACTCTGCTTTCTTCATATCCTCTACAGGATTAGCTTTGTATCTATACCTATGCTGATACTTAATCATGTTACCATGACAGTATGCTATAAAGCCATCAACACCTAACACTTGTCTAATGTAGTCAATACATTCTATACCTTCTTGGTTGTAGTGGGCAGGTTTGTTAACTGGATCAAAGCCCAGTACTTGTTGTTTGTTATCTAGATTCCACTTCGCCATTATTATTTAAGTACTCCTTTAATTCTGTGTAGCCCCCAAGGTGAGTGCCATCTGGTTTAAATATTTGCGGAACTGTAGTATAGCCTGACTTACGCATTAAAGTCAACAACCATTTACTACTTGGAGACTGAACATTATATGTTGTTACCTGACTACCTGCGACACCCCTTAGTAGTTGTAAAGAGGCATCACAGAAGTTACATTGGTTTCTAGTTATCACTGTCCACATTAAACGAGATCAACAATCTCACAGCTATCTCCAGAACATGCTAGTGTCTGGCTACCTGCCGTGTTATCTTCTTGTTCATAGTCTGATAGCTTACCCCAATCTATAGCTTTAGGCATAACATCTAGTAGTATCTCGTAAGCTGTTTCATCACACTCTTGGTAAGGTGCTTGCTGATACGTATGCTCATTGAATGGTAAGAACGACACACCAGACATCTCATCAAAGTGTTTATATACGAAAGCTCCTACCTCAAACCACTCAGTCTTCTTAACATTGATAGTCACACTAGGTTTATGTTCACACCAACTACGCTGATAAGCTAACCACATCTCTAGTTGTTGTATAGCAGACATATCAGAAGTAGTTACTGCACCTTCTGGAGCTTTCATAGGGAAGCTAAACACAGTAGTTTGTTCTGGCTTCATTACATCAGGCTCATTAGGGATACCTTGATCCATCATAAACTTTGTTAACGGGTCTTTGTTGTCTCCGCGTACAGTGCGAACATAATAGGCTGAGTGACGAGCGTGAATCCCACTGCTAGAGTTAACCAATTGGCTGACAGTACCGCTTGGTTTAACACAGCTGATAGCAGTACTGACAGGGATGTCAAGGCGTTTAGCCCAAGTAGCATTAGTATCGACGGCGATCTGTTTGAGGTGTCCAAGAGTATTCTCCAATCCTTTGTTTGCAATAGTCATTATAGGATTGTCCATGATACCTGTCATAGATACACCTAGTAGTCTTTCTTCTTCAGTATTCTTTTGCCATATCTTACGTAGGTATGGGAACTTAGTAAACGACGATTGTATAGTACCTAGTATTGTAGCTACTCTAACCTTACGCTCTAAGTCTTCTACTGTATCTGTAGCACGTACTACACATTCCGTTAAGTTACAGAACTGGTTCGGCCTCAAAATTATCTCACTGCAAGGATTCGTCCCGAACTCATAGTTAGGATCACGTCTACCATTCTTAGCCGCTTGCTTCTTAGATGCTTCACGATTAAAGATACCACGTTCACCACTCCCACTTTCCACTAGAGCCATCCACTCACGCATGAAAGATAAACTGTCAGGCTTCTCAGTATACGACACAGAGTTGTTAGCTAAAGCACGTTGTGGATCATTCTCCCACCATGCACCAGACTTAGCGTGTCTCATACGATCATCTGATAAGTTACTTAGAGAGATCATAGCAGATCTACGCACACCACCTACAACAACTACTTCACCTATCTTACACATAATGTCGTGACACTCAAGAGAGGATAGTCTGCGTCCTTTAGCTTCTGTGAACACACGGCTTACAAAGTTAAATAAGTCTATCAGGGGAGCTGGTCCTGATGCTCTACCACCAAAAGTCTTTAGCTTTGCACCTGCTGGTCTAACCCTAGATACATCCCACTTAGGTACTTCACCGCTATATAGTAAAGCTATGAGTTGCCTTAGAGACTTAGCCCAACCTTCTTTGCTATCCTTTACTATAATAGTAGTATCGCTATGGAACATAGTGTCAGGTATCTCAGGTAGCTTTTGTATAGATTGACGCTCTACAGAGAAGCCTACTCCTGTACCACATAGTAAGATAAACATAGCTTCATCAAATGCTTTTATATCATCTACAGCTAAGTAAGAGCAATTATAACCTGCTGTATTGTCACGAGCTAAAGCTGGACCAGCAGTCATAAGGGCGCGCATACTAGGGCAAACTTCTAAGTTTAGTATAGCTTCTTCTATCTCTGCTATCTGCTTAGGGTAATCTCCTAAAGCTGGCTTAACTAAGTTATCCATGTACCTAGTTACTGTCTCTCCCCAAGACTCTCTTCTACCTTCTGCTTCTAACCAACGAGCATAACGGGATTTGTGTATAAATGATTGGTAGTCTGTTGGTAGGTAGTTGTCGCTCATTCTTTAGTCCCTCTATCTTTCTTGTCTTCTTTAAACCATATCATTCTATCTATCTCACCACGAGTAAGACCAATATCTTTTAGCTCTCTATCAGTTAACTTATTTAAATGCTTAACAGCATCCCTATGTAGTTGCCACGTAATCATATAGTTAATAAACCTATACCACCATCTACCAAACGCTCTTAATATACTCATCTATTATCTCCTGATCCTTTTATCTTATCTCTATCCTTACGGCTTGTTAGCTTCTCTATATTTATGTCAGCTACTTCATCTAAGTTGTAACCTATGTCGTTAGCTAAGTTAGCTAAATACCATAGCACATCGCCTAATTCCTTCGCTACCTCATGTCGGTTAAACACACCATCTCTTACTTGCTTCTTAACCTTCTCTGCTACTTCACCTGTCTCACCGCAAAGACCTAAAGCTGGATACAAAACCTTATGTGT